AGAAAACCCCTGCCCTGCAAGATGTAATGCTTGCTTTAGGCGATGAGAGGCGAGAGATTTTGCGGCTAGCTATGGAAGCAGCGAAGAAGGGGTACAAGTATGATTACAAAAATAAACAATATGATTTTAACTTTGCTAAAGGCGGTGCAGTCTGTCGTGGGCAAGGTAGTGTTAACCGTAAAAGAAATTTTCGCGTCACTTAGGGGGCAGTGATGGCACCCAAAAAGTTTGAACAAGGAACTGCATACGCACAGTATGATCTCGACGGAGATGGAGAGATCACTGATGCTGAACTTGCTCATGCAAAAGAAATACGACAGGCAGAGCATGAGATGCGAAAGCTTCGCGCTCAACGACGCATGGCAACTGCTAGTCTTGCCGCTATGGCAACGTTTACTACGGCCATGTTTTTTGTGGATATTGAAAGGGTGAACGCCCTTTCAGACATTAGCAATCTTTTCTATATTAGTGGTGCAGGCATTGTGGGTGCCTATATGGGGGCATCTGCTCTTATGGGTAAAAGGGGTTAGGAGGGCGTTTTGTTACAAGCATTGATTGGTCCTATCAGTGGGCTTGTTGGCTCATGGATGGACAAGAAGACTGAAGAGCAGCGAGGCAAATCTGCTGTTGCGAAAGCAAAGGCTGAAGCTGAAGCTGCTGTCATGGTTTCTGCGGCGACATCAACCGCCGATTGGGAGAAGTTGATGGCTAAAGGTAGCCAGAATTCGTGGAAAGACGAATGGCTTACCATTTTGTTCAGTATTCCGCTTATATTGGCCTTCTGTGGCGATTGGGGCAGGAATATTGTGGCACAAGGCTTTGCTGCCTTGGAGGCTATGCCGGATTACTATCAATATACTTTAGGCGTCATTGTGAGTGCCAGCTTTGCGGTTAGATCAGCAACAAAGTTTTTTGGTAAAAAGTAATGGACGCCATAACTCTGGCAGAGTATCTGCTAAAGGACATACGTCAGCAAAAAGCGGATATGACGCAACGGCTGGCGGATGGTGCGGTAGAAACCATACAGGACTACCGGTTCATGGTGGGGCAAATACGCGGACTGACCCAGTGTGAGGATTTAATTAGAGCCGCGATGAAAGGTGTGGAAATAGAGGATGGCTAAAAAGCTATTTGTACCAGAAAAACTGGTAAAACCTTCTGATGCTCCAAAATCAGATGTTCCTCCAGCAATAAATAAAGCTTTTCAAGACGATGAGGCAGACAGCAAGAACAATGAAGACCCATCCAAGATGGAAGCTTCTGCTCTTGAGCGTTTGCCCCAGCCAGTTGGCTATCGTCTGCTTGTAATCCCGTATTACATGAGGGCTAAAACCGCTGGTGGAATTATTATCCCAGACAAAGTTCGTGAGCGCGAAAGTTTCGCAACAGTTGCAGCATACGTTGTAAAGGTTGGGCCAGATGCGTATATGGACGCCCAAAAATTCCCAACAGGACCATGGTGTGGTGAGAAATCTTGGGTATTAATGGGAAGATATGCTGGCAACAGGTTTAAAGTGGACGGTTTAGAGGTTCGCCTCATAAATGACGATAATATTATCGCCACTATCCTTGACCCTGCTGATATTTCGTATGTATAGTGTGGAGCATGACAATGAATGAAGAAAATCAACAGCAAGAAGCTGAAAAAGAAGCAGTAACTGTTTTTGATATTGAGGATCAAGACTCTCCTCAGTCAGAAATAGAAACCGCATCTGCATCAAATGATGATGATTCTGGTACAATTGTACCAAATGAATCTAATGACTCTGATGAGCTTGAAAATTACAGTGAAAGAGTTCAGAAGCGTATTAACAGGCTAACTGCTGATCGCAAGCAAGCCCTTGAAGAGAACGAGGCTGCTTATCAATACGCTAATCAAGTAAAGAAACAAAATGATGAGTTGCGTAAGCGAATAGACGCTTTAGACAAGGGCTACATTAGCGAGTATGGCTCTCGTGTGGAAACACAGGAAGCGGCAGCTAAAGCTATTCTAAAGGACGCATATGACGCTGGCGATACTGATAAAATCGCAGACGCTAACTCAGCTTTAGCTCAGTTAGCTGTGGAAAAGGAACGTTTGCGTGTGCAAAAGGCTCGTTCCGATCAACAAGCTGAAGCACAACAGCAAGAGCAAGTTGTCCAGCAACAGACACCACAGCGCCCTCAACAGCTTGATCCAAAATTAAAAAGCTGGATTAGTAAAAATCCTTGGTTTGAAACCGACAGAGCGCTTAGAGGCGCGGCAGAAGGTATTCACGAGCAAATCGTTGCTGAAGAGGGTTTTGACCCCTCTACGGATGAATATTATGCAGAGATTGATAGACGTATGAGCGTCTTTCTTGACAAATCACAGGGGAACAGAAGAAACGCCCAATCTGTTGCTCCTGCGTCCAGTGGACGGTCAGCTACCAAAAAGGGCGGGAAACAAACGGTAAAACTGACTGAAAGTCAGATGAATTTTTGCCGGAAAATGAAAATACCTCCAGAGCAATATGCCAGAGAAGTATTAAGGCTTGAAAAGCAGAGGAGTGCTTAATGAGCAATCGTGCAAACCGGGATTCGCAGACCCGTGAAACAGAAATGCGTACTGCCGATTGGAAGCCCCCTTCAACGCTTGAAGCGCCCGAAGCTCCTGTAGGGTATAAACACAGGTGGATCCGCGAGTCGATCATGCACCAAGATGATCGTAATAATATTCACAAGCGTCGTCGTGAAGGGTACGAACTGGTTCGTGCAGAAGAATATCCTGAATTTGATGCTCCTGTGATTGATGAAGGTAAAAACGCTGGCGTAATTGGCGTTGGGGGCCTTCTCCTCGCAAGAATCCCAGAAGAAATTGCGGATCAGAGGAATGCTCATTATCAGAACATTACTCAAAACCAAATGGAAGCTGTGGATCGTGATTGGATGCGTGAATCCAATGCTGCGATGCCAAAGCTTAAACCGCAACGTTCTACCTCTGTGTCATTTGGTGGCCCAAAGGTAGCTGACTCTTAGGAGATAAAAAGATGGCTAATCAAGATGCCGCTTTTGGCCTACGCCTATCGCGTTCAGGCAATGGCTCCGACCTGATTGGCATGCAGAATAAATACCGTGTTGCTGCTAACTACGGCACTGCAATTTTCCAAGGTGACCTTGTAACGGTTGCCACTACTGGAACAATTGTTCGTGTTGCTGCTGGCGATAACGCTCTTATTCTGGGTGTTTTCAACGGATGCCGTTTCACTGACCCGACTACCGGAAAAGAAACCTTTTCCAATCATTACCCAGCCTCTACAAATGCTAGCGATATTGAAGCCTTTGTTATTGATGCACCACATGCTCAATATGAGATTCAAGCTGATGCTGCATTCCCTGTAGCGGATCTGTTTGGTAACTTCGACATTGTTGATGCGACTGCTGGAAGCACTATTTCTGGCACTTCTCGTATGGAGCTTGACGTAACGACTGGCGCTACTACTGCCGCTCTCGCGCTCAAGGCTATCGACATTTCCACAGACCCAGAGAACAGCGATGTTGGCTCTGCTAATACAAATGTAGTTGTTGTTATCAACAATCATTTGTTTAGCGCTGGCACTGTTGGCTTGGCATAAGGAGGCTGATCAATGGCTATTTCTCGCGCCCAACTAGCGAAAGAGCTAGAACCCGGCCTCAACGTTCTGTTCGGAATGGAATATGATCGTTATGATGCCGAACATGCCGAAATCTACGAAACAGAATCTTCAGATCGTGCATTTGAAGAGGAAGTGATGTTGGTCGGTTTTGGAAACGCTCAAACCAAGTCAGAAGGTGCAGGAGTACAATTCGACTCTGCAAACGAAGCATACACTGCTCGTTATACGCACGAGACAATTGCTCTTGCATTCGCGCTGACAGAAGAAGCTATGGAAGATAACCTCTACGATCGCCTTGGCGCTCGTTATACTCGTGCGCTTGCACGTTCCATGGCTCACACCAAGCAGGTAAAGGCAGCAGCAACGCTCAACAATGCGTTTGATGCCAACTTTACTGGTGGTGACGGTAAAGAGCTTTGTGCCACTGACCACCCACTTGCTGGTGGTGGTACTTTCCGTAACGAACCTTCTACTGCGGCTGACCTCAACGAAACTTCTTTGGAAAATGCTCTTATCGACATTTCCACTTTCGTTGATGAGCGCAATATGATTATTGCCCTTCGTGGCATGAAGCTTATTGTTCCGCCACAGCTTCAGTTCGTTGCTGATCGTCTTCTTGAGTCAACACTTCGTGTAGGCACTGCCGACAACGATGTGAACGCGATGAAGAACATGGGAATGATTCCTGATGGTTATACTGTCAATCATTTCCTGACTGATCCTGATGCGTTCTTTATCAAGACAGACACTCCAAATGGCTTTAAGCACTTTGAACGTGCGCCATTGGCGACAAACATGGAAGCAGACTTTGATAGCGGTAACATGCGCTTCAAGGCTCGTGAGCGTTACAGCTTCGGCTTCTCTGATCCACGTTGTGTATTCGGTTCACCCGGCGCATAACCAGAACAAATGTTCGGAAAGGGGCGGCTTTTCAGTCGCCCTTTTTTTGTGTATAGTTTTCTTATCCCTGACAGATTCAAGGTGAATCTGACATTAGCCACGACAGGAGATCTAAATGGCTACAACTACTTTTTCTGGTCCTATTAAGGCTGGAACCATCAAGCATACAACCGGCACCACTGTTGGCACAGATATCGCCAATGTAGGCCAAGTTGTTATGGCTCAAACATTTTCAGCAGATTTATCAGGCGGTGCTTTAGCTGCTCAAGTTACTGATGTTGTAATCCCTGCAAACTCTCAGATTATTGACTGTGTGATTGACATCATTACAGCCGCTAATGCTACAACCAACCTTAGTATCGGTGATACTGTAGGTGGTGCAGCTACAATTCTGAACACTTTTGCATCTGGAACAGACGCTGGACGTAAGTACCCAACAACACAAGCTGGCGCTGCATTGGCTTGGCAAGACACTGGAACAGCGGACATCCGTTTGACTGTAACAGCTTCTGCCGCAACAAACGCAGGTCTTGTTCGTTTTACAATTCTGTATCAGCAAAACAACAACCTTGCTTAGTAGGAGGCTAACATGGCTGGCCCAGTAAAAGCCTTTAACTATGCTCAAGGAGCTTCTGCTGCTGTTGTAGGACCGGCCCGCTCTCGCATTCGTCAAATTGTAATTTTTGCGGACGCGGCTGGCGCTTTTACAATTAAAAATGGCAGTGGGTCTGGTGAAACACTAATTACGCAAACATTCCCAACAGGAATACATCATCTAAATATTCCAGATGACGGTATTATTGCTACGAGTGGTGCGTTTGTATCAGCTTTCACTGGATCTAATAATCAACTGACCATTTTCTTGTCGTAGAGACGTTCATGGCTAGTTCTAAAGGCGAAATGCCTAAAAGAAACAAAAAGAATTTCCGCCCCACAAAGTCTGGGGCGGGAATGACCAAGGCCGGTGTTGCGGCTTACAGGCGCAAAAACCCCGGCAGTAAGTTGAAGACAGCGGTCACAGGTAAGGTGAAGCCGGGCAGCAAAGCAGCAAAACGCAGGAAGTCTTTTTGCGCTCGTTCTGCTGGGCAAATGAAACAGTTTCCCAAGGCAGCTAAAAATCCTAACAGTCGCCTTAGACAAGCGCGTAAGCGTTGGAGATGCAGATGAAGGCCGATGAAGTTTTAAAGCTTCTTGAAAAACACGAAGCAGATTGCAGTGAAAGATATGCTGACATTCAAGACAAGCTGAAATCTTTAGACAATCGCATGTGGGGAACTATGGTTCTTATCGTGCTTGCCGCTGGATTGGAGCAGCTAATTTAATGACAATTGGCCGCTCACAAATGAGCAAACAAATATCTAACCCGCCACAGAAGGGGAAGAATATGCCAAAAGACGCTTGTTATCATAAGGTTAAGGCGCGATACAGAGTTTTTCCAAGCGCATATGCTAGTGGAGCCATTGCAAAATGCAGAAAAGTAGGCGCTGCTAATTATGGCACTGGTGGAAAAAAGAAGAAAAAAGCTAAAAAAATGGAGGCTGGCGGCGCAGTAGCAGCCGAAATGCAGCCAAGAAAGCGTAAGGTTAATAATCAGCCAAAAGACGGCATGATCGCAAGAGGGTGTGGCTCTGTGATGGAACGTCGAAGAAAGGCGACAAAATTGAGATAATCCATGTCTTCGTCTTATACGTTTTTCTTGATGACGTTAAGGTGAAGGGCGAACCGCTCAAATTCAGAAGCGTGGATGATTGTGTATATTTTGCTAAAAGGCTTCATGGGCAAGGGAACCTTATAACGGCTTATTGTCTACCAGATACGGTAGACAAAAACGTAAAGGTGTACTGATGGATCCAGTATCGGCAATGGCTACTGCTTCAGCGGCCTTCGGCGCTCTCAAAAAGGGCTTTGCCATAGGTCGAGATATTGAATCTATGGCAAGCGACCTATCTCGGTGGATGGGTGCGCTCTCTGACCTAGATCAGATGGAGAAAGAAGCTAAGAATCCCCCCATTTTTAAAAAGCTTTTCTCTGGTCAGAGTGTTGAGCAGGAAGCTATCACCACATTCGCCAACAAACAAAAGGCTCAACAGCAGCGATACGAGTTACAGCAGTGGATTTCCTTAACCATGGGTAAGTCCAAATGGGATCAACTCGTTGCAATGGAAGGGCAAATAAGAAAAAGACGCAAAGAAACATTGTATCGCCAACGTGAGCGCAGACGAAAGTTTGTTGAGATCGTAGCATGGATACTTGTGGTTTGTGTTGGTATGGCAGCTTTAACAGCCTTTATATTATTGTTAAAAGCAAACTCCGCCAGTGCTGATCAAATGGTTACTTGTCGCAAGGTGAAGTGTGAGAAACTGACTAATAGAGAATTAGTTTGTATATTCAAAGGAGCGAACAATACTATTGAATCTCAGTTCTTTGAATATTTAGAATTTGTCCCAAGCGAATATCAATGCAAATATGATCCAAATGCTAAGAAGAATATGACTATTCAGGAAACTCTTAAAGAGATACGAGAGTCGAGGGATTAAATGGCAGTTAGAAAGACAAAAAGTGGTCTTGCGCTTAAAAGATGGTTCAAAGAAGACTGGAAGGACGTTAAAACAGGCAAGGCGTGTGGGCGTAGCAAAGGTGAGAAACGGGGGACTCCATATTGTCGCCCCAGTAAAAGGGTGTCCTCTAAGACTCCAAAAACAACTTCCGAACTTACAAAGTCGGAAAAAAAGTCTCGCATAGCTCAAAAAAAACGCATTGGTCAGCCCGCTGGCAAGCCACGCAGGGTAAAGGCTGTTCGACGTAAGAAGAAATGAATGACTTTATTCGTCGTTGGATTATGGAAGATTTATCGCCTGTAAACCCTGACTCTGGGTTTGCGCTTTGTCCTTATGCAAAAAAAGCATGGTTGGATAAGCGTGTGAAAGTTGTCGTGTGCGATGGCGATTTATGGGATAGAGTCGCTGATGAGTGTGTAAATTTTGACTCTAACAATGCGCTAACTGTTTGTATTGATGAGGATCCAGATAGATCATACGATGAGTTAGAAGCAGCCTGCATGGCTATGAATAGTTACTTTTCTGTCACTAAGCAGGATTTATGGGTATTAGTTTTTGAAGGAGAGGTGGCCATAATATTCATACAACGGCTATCTGAATTGGACGATGCTAGTCAAAAGCTAGAAAAAGTGGGATACTATGAGCAATATGAGCCTGAAGACTACATAAAACTCATTCTAACTCGTCGTGAAAGAAGGATGAACAATGGTTAAGAAAGCGAAAAAGATGATGGGTGGCGGCGCTGCTAAAAAAGCGGCCCGTCGTATGCGTGGCGGTGGAGCAGCTATGAATGTTTCTCCTCGTAAGAAAATGGCCATGGGTATGAAGGGTGGCGGTGCTGCCAAAAAAGCGGCCCGTCGTATGCGTAGTGGCGGTAAGGTCAAGAAATAATGACAACATCTGGTTCAACGAACTTTGAGCTTGATGTAAGTGATTACATCGAAGAAGCCTTTGAACGCTGTGGTTTGGAGGTTCGCACTGGTTATGATCTGAAAACGGCTAAAAGATCGTTGAACCTTTTGTTTGCTGATTGGGCAAATCGTGGTTTGAATCAATGGACAATAGCACAAAGAACTCAAACAGTTACTGGTTCAGATGGTGATTACAATCTTGGCACTGACGTAATAGACGTTTTGTCTATGGTTGTTCGTCGTAGCGGCACTGACTTTGCTATGAGCAGAATTAGTAGAGATGAATATCTTAGTATTCCGAACAAATCTACTACTGGGCGTCCAACGCAATTCTTTATTGATCGTCAAATAACTCCTGCAATTAAGATATGGCCATTGCCAGAAAACTCTACAGATGTTTTGCACTTTGATTGCCTTACGCGCATTGAAGACGCTGACACTTTTACAAACACGATAGAGGTTCCTTTTAGGTTCTATCCTTGTTTGGCAGCAGGGCTTGCTTATTACATAGCGATTAAGAAAGCTCCTGATAGAATTCAACTTCTGAAGTCTATATATGATGAAGAGTTTGATCGCGCTCAGGCAGAAGATCGTGATAGAGCTTCGTTTACTGTCGCGCCTAGCCTGCAATATTACAGGGTAAGTTGATGGGTCGTTTTGCTTCTGGCAAATATTCGTATGGAATATCTGATAGATCAGGATTTCGTTATCGTTTGCGAGATATGCGCCGTGAATGGAACGGCCTTTTAGTTGGCCCCGATGAATATGAACCAAAACATCCACAGCTAACTCCGCCTAGAAACGTTGTTGATCCAGAGGCGTTGCGCAACCCTCGTCCGGACACGCAAAATATTATTTCTGTAAATGTTGAGTTTCCAACATTCAACTTAACCACAGTTCAATATCTTCCTATCCCTTTTATGAATAGTTTCGTAGGGCAGGTTGTAGCCACAGGAATTGCATCTGGGGAGTCTGTTTCAGTATCAGTTACAGGAGTCTCTGCTAATGCTTATGTTGGAAGCGTTACGGCCTCTAACATAACATCTGTTAGCGTAACGCCTACGGGCGTAGTGGGGACAAGTGCCGTAGGTTCAGTCTCTGTAGTAGCGATAACAGTTTATACTGTAACGGTTTCAAGCGATGGATACGGTAATAAATACTATATTGCAGGTCTTTCAGGCGCTGCCCCAACCCTCACTCTTAACGAGGGAAGCACTTATAGGTTTGATCAATCTGCTTCCAGCAATTCCGGACATCCATTTAGGTTCTCTACCACATCTAATGGAACACATGCTGGTGGCAGTGAATACACCACAGGTGTAACACATACAGGGACTCCGGGCAGTTCTGGAGCTTATACACAGATCACGGTAGCCTCTGGTGCCCCAACTCTGTATTATTATTGCACAAATCACAGTGGTATGGGCGGCACTGCAAACACGCCATAGGAGTAGAAAATGGCCTTTTCTGGAAATTTCTTGTGTACGTCTTTCAAGAGCGAACTGTTTAATGCTGTTCATAATTTTGGGAGTCATACTTTTAAGGTCGCATTGTTTACTAACAGCGCGACATTGAATGCAACTACAACCGCATACTCAAGCACCAACGAAGCTAGTGGTACGGGTTACAGTGCAGGTGGGGCAACTGTTGCAAATGTTAGTGTAAATACTAGCGGAACCACTGCGTTTATAGATTTTGATGACGTTGCCTTTTCAAGCTCTACGATAACTGCTAGAGGCGCACTTTTGTACAACAGCAGTGCTTCTAACAAAGCCGTAGCAGTGTTTGATTTTGGCTCAGACAAGTCATCATCGTCTTCTACTTTTACAATTACTATTCCAACAGCAGACGCAAGTAATGCGATAGTTAGGATCGCCTAATGGCCTTCACTTACACGCAGTTAAAAACTGCTATACAAGATTATACAGATAATGCGGAAACGTCATTTGTGACAAATTTGCCAACTTTCATTCGTGCGGCAGAGGACAGAATATTTAAATTAGCAGATCTTGAGGTGTTTCGTAAAAACGCCACAAGTACACTTTCGCAAAATGACCCTTACCTATCAGTTCCAACAGATTATTTATCTTCATTTTCATTTTCTTTAACAAACAGTTCCAGCAAAGAGTTTTTGTTGCAGAAAGACGTAAATTTCTTGCAGCAGTACAATCCTAATCCAGCCACAACTGGCGTACCAAAATACTACGCTTTTTTTGATCAAGATAATTTCATACTCGCTCCTACTCCTGATAGTAATTACGCAGTAGAGCTTCACTACTACTATCGTCCGGCTTCGTTGACTGCTGGCAGTGATAGTGGGACGACATGGCTTAGTGATAATGCGCCGAATGCTCTTCTTTACGGCTCCTTGGTTGAGGCGTACATTTATATGAAGGGTGAGCAAGACATGCTTCAAATGTATGAAAAACAGTTTTCTGAAGCTATGAATAGAATTAAGGATTTGGCGGAATCTAGGGAAAACAGCGATGCGTATCGCAGAGGTCTGCCAGATCGGCCTCGTACATAAGGAGTAGAAGACATGGCAACGTCAAACGCAGCAACCACCTACATGGAGCATGCACTATTGCAGTTCCTGTTTAAGAACAACGCGGAGAGTTTTGCAACTCCGGGTAACAGCATATATGTCGGCCTTGCAACCGCCGTATCTAGTATTGAGACAGGTTCTCTCACAGAGGCCACGTTTGGGTCTTACGCTAGGCAGCAAGTTCAGGCTTCCGGCTGGACAGTTCCAGCAGTGGGAACAGAT